TCTCTACCTTAGGTGATGCAAGGCCACGAATTCTCAACTTATGCTTGGCACCACGATACGTATAAGTACTATACATAGGGTTACGATTGCGACAATGAGCAGTAATCGCAAGAAAATCAGCATCCAAAGCTTCGATTTCGTATTCATAATACGGAATGTATCTCTGGGCATAAGTAAGAGTGATAAAATATACATGACGAGAAACCAAAGATTGCGCATGAACTTTATTTTGAGAAAGAATTGACTTATTAAAACGACAAGCAGGACATGTTCCGCAAGGAACCATGATCAACTCACCAGTATATGGATTTTTAGTCTGTATCTGATGCTGACACATCGAAAAGACTTTTTGTATGAATTCCTGTTGGTTCATGTCCTGTAAAATTTAATCCTTATCGTTACTTAATAAATAGAGATTTTCTCCCGGGAAAACGTCAAAAACCAAAACAGAATTACTGCCGGGTTTTGCATTTTCATGCAGGAAGTGTAACAGTTCTGCTTCCTCTACTACATAAATTTCAGGTTCCATCGGTCGTTGAGGATCCTGTGTCTTCGAATGCTTAAGTACTTTGAATAACATATCTGTTTATTTTAAAATTGTGATACGCAAATATTCAAAAATTTTTCTGAAACATCAAAATCTTTTCATATTTTTCTTCACAATTTTTTTTTTTTTTTCCTTCGCTGTGCTCTCGCGATACCGGCTCGCGAGTCGGACACTTCGTGTCCTCCCGGGAAAACTTTTGTTTTATTTGCTCGCCTAGCTCGAGCACTCCAGCGCGCATTGGATTCTTCGAATCCATTAAAAATACGGTATTTCAGTGTCACTTTTGCATATTTAGGATTAAGAGGTTGAATCAGGGAATGGAGAAACCTGATTCCCATTCGGGCAAAAGTGTGGATTTCATAATTTGACTGAACACGACGTAAGGATGTTTACGGGTCAACTTCGTTGACGGCGTGGATCGTAGTTAACATAATGTAAAGCAAGAGTGCCGCAAGAGTAAGCGCATTACTCAAGGGCGCTAGGATGTTTACGCGATTCCGCGACACGGACTTCGTCCGGCGCTCTCACTGCGTTAATGGTGTCCTACGGACAGTGTTAAAGGGCTGTAAAAACAGCCCTAAAAGAACAGAATACAATCAGAATAAGTTAAATGAAAAGGAGTAGGTAAAGTATTCTGATCATAAAAAGAAGACTTAAAATGATACCTAACTACAGAATCAGGATAATACTTGCGAAGACTATTCAAAGACGAACGAACGTTATTACCACTAAAATCATAGACAGGAAGCAAAGTGCCATCCAACAATAATGTAAAAACATTACAAGTTTTAAACACTGAATAAATAGCATTAGCTTTCTCAACATTAACCCGAAATAATTTGTTTGTTTTCATATCCTTTGTTTTTGATTACATTACAAAGATAGCACTTTATTATGAAATTCCAAAGAATATAATGTTAAATAGCATTATAAAATGTTAATCGAGTCAGGGGTAAGTAACATTTTAAAATGTTAATCGAGTCAGGAATCCCTTCCAGCTATAAGCCGGAAGGGGTTGGAGATTATTAATAATAGGGATTAGGAGTGGATAAACTCCAACCAGAAGCAGCTTTGCTGGCTTTTTTGGCTGCTCCTAATTTACCACCTAAATAAAATGTACCAACAGCATTACCTACGGGTCCAAGAATGTCTTTAAGAAGTTCCATTATGTTGTAATACGTAGGATTGTTCTTCCAAGACGATTTTTCACGATCTTTAAAGACTTCGGACATTTGTGCAGCAATACGAGCGGCATTAGATTCATACCGAGCCTGAGTAGCTTTAGACATACCAGCCTGCCAAGCGTCATTGTAGAAGCCATTGTAATAAGCAGCATTAGCACGATACTCAGCAGCCAAAGCTCTAAACTGATAATTAGCCAATCTATCGGCCATCTTATTACTAAGCTTCTGACCAACAGCCTGAGCTTCAAGAAGAGCCTGCTGTTTGATCTGGGTCTTTACCTGAGCCTCTGAAAGCTTACCGGCCTTATATTGAGCAAAGGTATTGGCTGTTTTCAAGAAAAATTCAGCCTGCTGTTGAGCGGGCATAAATTTATTGACTATTCTCTGACCTTCAGCTTGGAGTCCAAGAAGAGCACCTTGAGCAAGGGCTACTTTAATATCCGTCTCAGCAGAGAGGTTTTCCAGACGCTTTTTACGCAAATCGATTCCAAGTAAGTTAGGTGCTTCGTTCTGTCGACCTAGTTTATACACATCGGTAAGCCATTCAGAATTACCTCCAATCTTCGACATAATATCAGCCTTCATTAAATCATCTCCATAAGCACTCGTTAGCCTGGCGTCAATACCACTAGAAATAGCACTACCTATCTGTGCTATACCAGAGGCTATATTCTGAAAATCAGCAGTATATCCGGTATAAGCCGGAAGACTAGGCACCTGAGAAGCAGAGGCCTGAGAACCAGAACCGGGAGACGACTGTGCACCGGAAGTAGAAGCAGATCCAGCATCTATATTCATGTTATAGGGATTAAAGCCGGCAGCTTCCATACGGGCACGTTGTGCAGACGGATCGTTATATGCGTTTTCTCGATTCCATTGATCCAAATTCCATTGTTGCGAGGCTTCGCGTTCAGAGGTTTGAAAATCACGATTTTTCAATGCTTCCGAAGCGTTGAATTCGTTATTAATCTGATTGATCTCTTTAGCGGCTTTAATGGAACGCTTTACAGACTTATTGGACATTCCGGAACCGAATAAACCAGATACAAGAGAAAGACCACCGGTAGCAAGGGTGGCCGTTCCGGGATCAATTGGCATTATTCAGCAGCTTTTCCAGAATCACCAGTCGCCTCAGACTGCTGATTGGGTTGTACTGATTCCGTGAGTGCATCAAGCTCAGAGCGGATAGAGTCTCCTGCTGATCCAAGGGATTCAATCCAAGCAAGGACTTCGGAAGGAGTTTGTATAAACCGGGACTTAATTGCTGTAAACAATTGTTCGTCTGTATATTTATTATCATACGGAGATTTTTTAGGCTGTATTCCACGAATAAGATTCAGGTACGACTCTTCACCAATCTGGTTGCGAAGACGTTCAGCATTCATAAGGAGATTAACATCTGAAACGTAATGAATTACTCCATCATCATCTTTTACATAGCGAAGCATTTCAACCGGACCAACCTGACAATAAATCGCAGACTTTAAAACTCTAGCAGAATCTAACGCAGGAGTTTCAATTATCTTATCTTTTTCTTTTTCTTTTTCCATAATAACAAAAATTAATAAGGCATTCCATCATAATCGAAGTTGCGGACAGCTTTAATATCCATATACAAGGCGGTTAAAAACTGATCGGTATCGATTGTATCATCACACTTAACATTAAAGATACTATCCAGAACACGGGGATTTACCTTAAAGAAACCATAGTTAAGATTCAGAGCCAACGCTCCAGAAGAAGTTACAGAAGATTGCAACCATTTAGAAACATAGGAAGGATCCAGTGGAGCGACCCAATTCTTAAGAGTCGAGCGAAAGGCACCGAGAACTTCATCGTAACGGGTTTTCACATCAAAGAAACGGGGAAGATATCCCATAGTTTGGATACGATAATCTACACCAGAAGTCCATGAAACACTTTTACTATTTACAAAACGACCAAACTGGATGGTTTGCATACCGATGCTATCGAATTCCGGGAAAGGAAGATCAGCAGTATTTGTGTAAAGAAGATTCTGAGGTTGTCCAGTAACCACATAATCCAAGAGAGGTACATTATGATAAATACCAATAATAATACCATACTCATCGAATTGACCAGAAAAACTTCCTTGACCGGTACCAACACCTTTACCAGCGATTTCAGCAACATTGTCACCGGTAATATTAGTATTAACTACCTCCGAAAGATCGATATTAGAACTAGATCCTCCAAGATAAACACACTTATCTGAAAGAACAGGGCTTAAAGATACACCAAAATGCGCCATAATCTGACCACGAGCATCCTGATCAGCAAACTGAGATACTTCACGATATTTTTGTACAGCTTCTGCCATACGGAGTTGTAGAATAGTAAAGGAGGAAGCCAATCCAGCAGCACGCTGTGCATAAACGCCATATGTAGTATTAGCAGAAAGAACGCTTGAAGTCTGCATCTGCAAAGCAGAGTATTCAGAAGGACTAGAACCACTACGAGCAAGTAGTCCAGCACGGATTGTACCATCATCCACATCAAGTAATCCAACAGGAAAAGTTCCTTCAGATCCGGAAGCATCAACAATAGACACCTCACCAAGTTGAGAATCAGGCATTATACCCATGAACATATCCTTTGGCCAATTGGCGTAGCGAAGGGTGAAAAGGTTATCGTCAGAGTAATATTTTTTAGCAAGATCAGCAGAGGACAGGGAACTGAGAATATTTCCTCCAGAATACCAATCAAAATTGTAAGTGTAAGGCTGATTTTTTTCCCACTGGGTAAAACGGAAAAAGTCAGCATAAACCTTTTGATAAGCAGCGAGAGGAAGAATGTGCATCGAGGTATAACCGGTAGAAGAATTTTCAGAACTACGAAGATCAAGAGAAGCTGAAAGACCTACACTAGCTGATTTCGCTATATTAGCATCAGACGGAAGAAAATTACCATATCGAAGGTACATTAATAACTTTGCTGACTGAGTCAATGAGTTAAATCCAAGCAAATTAAAAAAATTCCCAGAACTACCGTGATAAAGGGCATTAATACCATTCAAACTTGAATAACCGGAACCACTAATGGGAATCCAAGGAATATCTGTAGTCACAATCTTATTTGAAGATAATCCGGTAGCCTGAACAGGATTATCCTGCATCTGCATCAAGGCAGTAGGTAAATTCTTATTAATCAGACGGAGAGGCACAAAATAGAAGTCCAGATATTCACGAATACGGGTATAGGCGGCTGTATTTAGCGGCTGAGTACGGGTGAAAAGCTGGGTTTTAATTTTAAAAGAATCTCCGGGGTAAACGATATCCCAGAATACAGGAAGCAGCTCACCAGCCTTACTAGTGAAGCATACTCTATTAGATAGGTCAAAACCGGAACGTCTGGGATGATTTTTCACGGCTGACATGTTGAATAAGCTCATCAGAATGGAATTTTAGTTTGTTTTGGTTTGTCACTGCATGGTAAACTATTCATTCGGAAGATGTCTCCGAGATAACAATCAGTATAATACAAAGGATCAAAAGCATAATCAAAAACTTTGTTTAATATATTCATTTTTTTAGTCAGATCGACCACATCACGCGCGTTAACAAAAGTCGTAGCTACTAAAAAATACTGATCCTCGATAAAGGTATCGGCATTGTGTTGATAAATATATACTTTATATTTCGCCATGATTTCTATAAGATTGTTTAGTGAATATACCTACAGCATCATTAATTTCTCTATGTTTTATACGCTTTCGAATCTCGCTGTGAAGTTTGTCACGGCAAAGATTTCCATAATCCGAATCTACGAATCGTCTGACTTTTTCTTGCCTTCGATCCCAAAAAATATCCGACCAATCGCTCTCAAAAGCTTCAGAATCATGGAATAGATCTTGGAGACTTTTTCTTTCTCTTTCATTGTAAAATTTAATTGAGTTTTCAAGTGATTTCTTAATCAACGAATATTCTACTCGTGTTGACAGCAGAGTGTAACCAATTCCATTAAGAAATAGCTCAGATTGCCGAAGAAACATATACAACCGAGAATGAAAGCTTCGCACCTCAGAAGGTTATCCCTGCATTATTTTAGTATAATCGAGCTTAAGGAAAGAGAGAATACGGTGCAAAGGATAGTCAGATTCTATAAACTTAGCCGCAGCAGAGGGGCCTAAGTCCTGTAAGTATGCATACATTATTCCGGGGGCCTGGAACAAAGTTGCCTTCTGGAGTGCGGGTCTTTGTTTAAAGTTTCTAGCATATCGTAATATCTCTGTAAGTTCATGAATATCGCTATGTCTACGTAAAGCGGGTCTATAAAAGCAGGTATCGATAATCGTGCGCCATGGGAATATAGTGGTATTAAAGCCATTATACGGCAAGCTCTTTCCATTAAGGATTTCATCGAAGTCACCCGATTGAGCTTTCTTAATCGAAGACTCGAAAAAAGAGTATCCGAACTTATTTGAAAATCTCGCGAAAGGCCGAATAGCACGAATTTCCTGAATATGTAAGGGGATAGAACTAAAGCTATTAAGATACGCGCTAACGTAGTCTTCAGCACTGCCTCGCGAGGCAGAGCAATCGACACGTCCAAATCGCCAACACGAATTTGCAATTCTGACAATATTCTGGGCGAGTTCATCGGAGTTAAAGAATAGTAAGAGATGGAAATGTGGGCGGAAAGAGTTGGGTCCGTACTCTCCCACAATGTATGTGTGTATTGATTCATTTATTCCTAATTTAGATATATATTTTCTCACGCGCTTCATATAGAGGGCTACATCATCATGTAAAAGATAAGGAATACGACCTGAGAGGCCGGGGTATTTTCCATGAAACGAAAGATCAGCTTTCTGTACATAAGAAGTCCAATAATCACGGTTTACTGAAAAGGAAAACGTCTCTACCTTAGGTGATGCAAGGCCACGAATTCTCAACTTATGCTTGGCACCACGATACGTATAAGTACTATACATAGGGTTACGATTGCGACAATGAGCAGTAATCGCAAGAAAATCAGC